CAGTTCTTGGCGTGCTCGACCACGATGTCGGTCCCGTAGTTGGCCACGTGGTTGCTGTGGGGGAACATCTTGATCCCGTTCCACATCTGCACGCTGGAGAACAGGCCGGTGGAGCAGCTGATCGCCACCTCGTGTCCGGCGGCCTTCAGGGCAGGCGTCCACAGGGCAGTCTGCGTCCCGTAGCCGGAACCGATGGTCGGTTTTACGCTGTGCCAGAGGATTTTCAAATCGTCACCTTTTTATAGTAGTCCAAATCCTTCGCCCTGTTCTCAATAGCCGACGCCACCACACCGTTTGCCGCTGCCCGCAACGAGTAGGAGTAGCCGCCGATCGACTCGCTTTGCAAATTGCTATTCAGTTTTGTACTGGATAACACATCGGTTAAAATCTGATTGACAAGCAACGCCAACCCCTGCGGTAAGGTGCCGTCACTGGCGGCTATTGGTGTCGGTGTGGTTACTGCATCCGAAGGCAAAACATAGCCAGCCTTGTACCACACAAACACGTTTGCCGCACCGGACGGGAACCCACTACCAATCCCCGGCGTGGCGTCAAACCCCTCGACGATGGAATTGTCTCCGAAACCTCCAGGATGGCTGGCTCTGCTCAACAACTCGATCACGTCCTCGGAAATCAGCTTGACCGGCTCCTGTGAGTCGGGCAGAATCAGGTCTGCCGTATCTGGGTCGTAGGCAGGCGCACCATACAGCGGTCGGAGCATATTGGACGGCTCCCCTTCGTAGTCGGTGCTGTCAAGGGTCACACTCCAGCCCGATACGGCCTCCACCGCTGTCTTCAATGAGGACAGAACCTTGCTTGTCGCCACCGGCAGGTCGGTCAGGGTTTCTGTGCCGCTGGTGTTGATTGACATCAACGACAGGTTCGTCCCATCGAACGAGACGCTGGCTCGTTTGGTTGTCGCCCCGGTGTTCTCGATGCGACCTGCCGTCATCGTGCCGATGCTGACCTGATAGATGGACAAAATCGGCCACTGCTCCAGCCGCAGGATTGGGCTACCTGTCCCGTTGACCCAGTTCCGGTAGATGGTGGCAACCAAATCTCGACGCAGGTACTTGGCGATCTGGTCGGACACCATCGGAATAAGGACATCCACCAAGGCGTCCTGTGACGTGCCGGTGATTCCAGCATAGACTTTATACCGAGTCTTTGTGGTGAGATTCATATGTCCTTATTCCTTTACACACGCAAGACACCGTCTGGCTTGCCCTACAACGCGTCGAAACGCCTCAGCCATAGCCTTTATACCCCCTGTACCTTGCGACCCGTCCTGGGCCGTTTTTGAGGCCTTAGGGGCAACCACCATCTTGTGCGCTGTAGGCTTACTGATCACTGGGTGATCCTGATTGTTACAGGCTTGCCGGGCACGATCGGAATCTTGTTCATCTTGCCCCGTCCCGCGAACAGCACCGCGCCGCTCCACACCCGCACGACGAATGTGCCGGGCGACTTTATCGTGACGGTGACGTCGAGCGGCTTGGTAACTTTTACAGGCACCTGTCGTTGTATCTCTCGCTTTGCCATAACACTTCTCCTTATTTCACGTAGAGGATCACTGTCCCCGTCTTGTTACTTCCCGCCCCAGTCACGCTGACGGCGAGCTGGTCGTTCACCTGTATCGGGATCGTACTGGTCGTCACGCCGTCCGTGATCTTAATCCCAGGCACAACACTCGTCAGCACATTGCTCGCCATCCCGCTGCCCTGCCCGGCCAGCACGTCCACGCCTTGCGCGTCCTTGAGCGTGATGGAGTAGACCGAACCTGTAGGGGATGACAGGGACGTGACCCGGATGATCTCCCCACGGGTGTAGGCCGAGTTGGTCAGGTTGACAATCCCGTTGGTCGAGGCCGTCCACGCGAGCGTGTGCTTGCTCGGGGTGCCGATGACGGTCTTGTCGTAAGTCACTGTTCCTTCAGCGAGGACGAGACCTGCCAGCCCCGCAATCACAAAGCATAAAATCTTTTGCATGAATCTCCTTCCTCGCCGGGGCTGTGGCCGGATTGCCGACAGCCCCGTTGAGCTTCAAGTTACGGATTCGACAGAACCACGTTTGTCACAACTGCGTCGCCGCCGACAACAGTCACCGCTACAGTGGCGTTGGTCGGGTAGTCGAGCAAGGCCGAGCACGCCGCCGTGACGTTCGTAACAACCACAAACACATTAGTCACGCCGTCAACGACGTTCGTAAGTGATGCGGTTTGTTTTGTCACAGTAATGGTCGGCGTCTGAGCGCCCGGACGCTGAGCAGTAACAGCAGCAGTCGCCGTCACCGCACCAGTTTCAGTGGTGACTGTAGCGTTGGTAATGACCGCCGCCCCTGTCGCCACATTGAACACACTGATGCCGTTCGTGGTCATCACCAGGTTTGTGATCCCTGTTGCGCGGGCCCACCAGATCACATCTCCCTGCCCACTGGGACCGGAGGTCTTCATCTCCACATTCGGTCCGGCAGCCTGCACGGAAACACTGATCAAGGCGAGAACCGCCATGATTATCATACTTTTCTTCATCTTGTCTTTCCTCCAGCCCCGTCAGGGTGGGTCAGGTTCTGTCCCAACCCACCCATCAGGGTTGTTTCCGTTTCAGTTACCACGCCGTCGGCATATTCTCGGCACCACGGGAGTACCGAGGCTCGTACAGCTCGTAGATGACGCTGTGGGCTTCGGTAGCCGTCGTGATATCCGCGAGGTCGAGCCGGATGTACGTGTTTTCGCTGCCGAACGTGTCGGTGTCCAGCATGTCTGCCCGGACTTCAAACACGTACATGGCGGTCTTGTTCCGAATGCCAGCCGCACAGGTGGCCGCTGTGACCTTCGTCAGCATGTCGGCAGCCAGCACGTCTTCGTTCTTCCAGTACTCGCTGTATGCCAGCGCGGTCGCGCAGGACGCGGTCGTCCCTTGCTTCAGCAGCACGGCACCACCAACCACGGCGGCATCGTTGCACGCCACGAGCAGGGTAATGCGGCACTTGGCATACTTCGCCATGCTGACGCCGTTTCCGGCCGTCTGCAGTCCGCCCGTCCCCTGAAGGGCGTCCTTGATTACGATCTTGCTGTTCTCTACCAATCTCATGTTACTTACTCCTAATGAGTCTTTTCACTTCACTGTCGTTTCGTATCACTGCCTTACGCGGTCGCCTTGAACTCAACCACCGGGCTCAATGTGGAGCCGTAGGCGGGGGTCATGGCAGACACCGTTTCGTTCTGGCCGTCGATGTACTTGGTCATGCGGAAGGCCGTCTGCCCAAGGTCGAACTTCAGGTGGATGCTCTGCGCGATTTCCGGCCCACCCTGATCGTCGGCGATCGTGTAGTCCGAGAAGTCAACCAGAAGCACGCAACCTGCGGTTCCAAGCGCCGGGACTTTTTCAGTCCAGACAATCGGGTAGCCCCACAGCGACTGGCCAGGAGCGCCGAGCACACTGTTGGTAAACACCGCCGAGCCGCCCGCGCTGACCGTCACGTTGAACAGCGGCAGTTGCGGGAACACGGTCTGGTTCATAACCCACGCGACCTTCGCCGCATTGCGGAACTTCAGGCGAGCGAACATGTTGGTGCTGTTCTCAAGCACGAACGTGGACGCGTCCTGCCCAGACTCGAACGCGATCTGGATCTTGCAGGGGGCATTCCGAATGCCCAGCGGCTGGCTGGCACCTTTGCCACCCAGGAACGTCAGGTCTTCCTTGAACCCGATGGCCTCACCGAACTTCGGGATGAGCCAGGAGCCAAGACTGACCGGCGACCACTTGATCCATTCCTCAGAAGCGTAGCCCATGGCCGTCATCTTCTTCAGTTTGAATTCCAACTGTTCCAGCTTCGGCTTGCTCGCGGTCCCCTCGGAGTTCTCGTCGTCGAAGTAGATCTTGATGCCGCCGAACACCGTGCCGGTGCTGTGGTCCGTGTCGCGCAGGTACGGGATGCGCAGCAGCTGCGTCCCCATCGTCACGCTGTTCGCACGCGGGCGCACGATGGCGTTTTCTAAGGCGGCGGCCTGGATCATCGCGCTGGCCGCGCTGAAGATCAGATAACCACCGGCCTCGTCGTCGCCAGCCAGCATACCGTCGCCAGCCGCCTTCGTGATCAGCTTCTCGCTGCGTTCCCGGCACTTCATCAGCTGCTCAGGCTCGCGCCCGCCACGGGTGGCCTTCTGCACGTCCACCGCAAAGCGACCAAACGCAAAGTTCACCGCGCTCTTGCCTTCTTTATCGGCAAGCAGCTGGGCCTTGTTCTTGGTGTTGCCCGGCAGGTAGCCGCCGGTCGGATCATCGTCAGAACGATCCTTGACGCTGATGTGGATCATCTTGGTCGTGTCGCTGGCCATCTCTTTGAGCTTGGCTTCGACCGCCGTGACTGCTGCATCCGTCGCCTTGGTGATCATTGACTTCTGGACGGCGAGGAACGATTTTTCGGCTTCCTCTTCTTTGTACTCCGTCCCCGCCTCTTCGTCAAGGATCTTGGCAAAGGTCGCCGCATCCACTTCCAGGACTGTACCAGCCGCGTGGCCGTTCCATTCCTTGCTGAGTTTTACTTTCTTCTTCATTGTCTCTGTCTCCTGTTTGGGGCAACATTTCCGTGCCCCTGTTTCTTGTCGTGTTGACCTCGGCCTGCCGCCCCTGCCGTTACGCGTCGGGATGGGCTGTGCCATAGATCGTTTGTTACATTATTTTTCCAGTCCTTCTCGAAAGAGCTTTCTCTACCGCCTCCCCCACCCGCTGGGCTATCTCGGACCCACTCGGCGGGACGAACAGCACCTTCACGCTCGGGGCGGGGCGGACAACCTTGATCTCTGCGACTGACTTCTCCGCTTTCTTTTTCAACTGCATCTTGCCTTTGCAACCCGCTTCCGAACATGCTTCGCCGGGGTTGGTGTCGGCCTCAGCACCACACTCATCGCAAACGCAGGCGGCGTAGTATGCTTTCTTTTTCTTGTCCGCCACCATCGTCCCATCGCAGTCCGGCTCCTGGCAGGCCGAGCCGGGGGCGCACTCGGCCTCGGCCCCGCACTCGTCGCAGGTGCAGGGGAGGGGGAGGGCTTTCTGGGCAGGCTCATAGACCACCCGCCGCTTCACCGCTTCTGGCTCCCCGACCAAAGTGACCTCACCGTCGTCCGCCACCTCAAACCCCTGGCTGAAGTACAACTCTTCCTTGCCGTTGCTGAGGCCGTTCTTGGTGAACAGGAAATAGTCCTCGTAAATCTCGGTCACGTATGCCTCGCCGACAAGAGCTTGAACTGCTGTGGCGGTAGGAGACCCGACAAGTTTCCGCAAGGCGTCTCGGAGTTCGTTATCGGACAGTGGCCCCATCCCCTTCTTGATCTTGCCCTTCACAAATACCTTGTCAGGAGTAGTCCTGATCTCAATCGCCTTCTCCTTGCCCTTGGCCTTCATCGCACCGGTCTTGCACTCGGGGCACCTGGCCCCCACCACCGCGTCCGCCACGAACCCGCACTCGTCGCACGTGCACGGCACCGGGTCGGTTACAGCGGCCTTGGTGACCAGAATCCCGTCCTTCATCTCCCAGCCCAGCTGCTTGGCGACCTTGCCGTCCAGGTTCATGCCCTTTAGAATCCCAACCACAACGGAATCGCTATTTGCCGGAACGCTGACAAAAGAATGTTCCAAAAGCACACCCCCTGTAATAATCCGACTGATGGATTTTTCGGCGCGTCCTTTATCGAATTCCTTCCAGTTTTGACTTAGTTGATTTGCCACATGATCCCAGTCCCGCGCTCCCGGCTTAGTATAACTGGTGGGTACAAACCCAACCGATTTTGCATTCATGTGGCCTTGCGATACAAGGGACCAGATCACATTCGCCAAAGTTCCCGGCCCAGTATCAGCATGGTTTGTGAGAGCCTTCAGCCCCCACGAGTCTGCTTCTATGTGTTCGTCGGAGCCTATAGGCAGCAGACTGTAGTTGTGATTTACAAGTACGTGGCGATAGGAGAGGAATGATTTCAGGTCAAGTGCCTCAGGGATAACGATCTCGTCGTCCCGGTCTTGAGTGCGGACAGAGACATAGCTGAGAGACTGTCGCTTCTCCGGCTCCAGCTGATTCGTCTTGGATTTTTCACTGTGCGAGTGGCGGTGAAGTTCCAGGTCGTCCACCTTTATGCCACAATTTTTTGCAGTGTCAGAAATGGCATCTTTCATCTTTGCAGGTAAGTAAGATATCATCTCTTCTATTTTCAAAACATTTTTCATGCGGCAATCCCTTTCGGTTGTTTTCTGAGTAGCCAACGAGCAAATCGTTTGTCATCTAAAATTGCTCTCACCTCATCTATCCTGCTATAAGACATGTGCATCGCGCTATTTCTTGCTCGGGCCTCTGGCGTTCTGTGTCCAGCGGCGGCGAGTAGTAAGGTCTCGGCAGAAGGTTTGTAACCAATTGCTTTTAATGAAGCCCTAACTTTTGCTCGTTGGACATCTGTAACGATGTGCCCCATTTGAGTTTGTCTCATTCGCTCAATTGATTCATCTGAATGGCGGTTCCCTTTATTTGCTTCACTAAGAGCTGCCCGATGAGCAGGAGATTTCACCAAACCCGTTTGTGCCACGCTCATATTATGCCGAGCCGCGTCAGAACGAATCGCCCCCAATCCGGAGGCGCTCATCTTGTCATGGGCTTCCGGTGTATTTAACGCCAATCGAATATGCTCACGATGTATGGTAGTCAACGCAATTCCCTTGCGCTTCACTCCCATCTTGGCACACCGTTCCGGAGTAAATTTAACACCCCTGTTAGCAGAACCAATCTTATATCTGGTTGCTGGTGAGGGATTCCAACCAAGATTCCCTTCCCCGCCATCAGTCAGGTTCGTCAACTCAATTCCATAACTCTTGAAGTAGGCGATCCACTTTCTTTCCGCAGCACAGCCGTCTCCCTTTACCTTTTCAAGGATCGTGATGGTAGGCGACAGCCCTTCCGACAGCATCGAACGAATCCAATTGCATTTGTGAGAGAAGAAACCATTGCGTGCTTGAGCCAGATGCTCTCCTAACCGACACTCAAGAGACTTCACAGTTTTACCCACGTACCGGACAAAACCGTTTTCTCGCAAAGCGTATATTGAAGCTGTTCGTTCTGTTTTCATTCTGCACCAGACCCTTCGTCCACCATTCCAATAAGGACGCATCTGCAGTTTGGGTGGGCGGGTGGTCCATTCATGTCCGAGTAGCTGTTCTCCATGGAGATTTCCTGCCCCCGCCACTCGGCGTCCATGTCGTCGCCCTGGTCGTAAAAGTTCTCGTCGAGTTCAATCACCGTCCCATCCAGTTCAGCACAAAAAGGGCAGCAGTCGCCCGAACTTATCCACACCTTGCGGCTGACCACCCCAGTAGACCGCCACGCCTCGATGTGCCCGGTGGTGAATGCCCGCGCCGTCTCGGTCCTCGCGATCATCTCGCTGCGCCACCCCTCGACCCACTCGTCGGAGATGTCGCTGATGCGGTTGGCCAGCTGGCTGATGGTCTCGCCGTCCTCCATGCCCGCCATCAGCTCGTCCCGCAAGGCGTCGGCGGTGGTCTGGTCGATCCCGTGGGCGAACTTGAACATCTCGTTCTCCAAGGCGTCGAGCACGTCGGGGTCCTCGATCCAGTCGGGGATGACGATGGAGGGGGCGGCCTTGAGGGATTTGTTGCTTGTACGTAAAGCATCGAGTTCGTTTTGAAAACTAACAAGTTCCTTCACATAATCAGACCCGTC